CGGCTTTGACAACTTGTTCTAATCATGTGGACAAATGACCCGCTGGAGGGGCTATTCCCTACCGAAACCGAACAACCCCAAGCCGAAGAATGGTATGATACCGTTGTGCTTGGGATTGACCCTACGCGCGGGGATTTATACGACGCAGCAGCGCACATGGTGCGTGACCTTGTGTCCGACCGCGAAGACCCGTACACCTATTATGGGCTACCCGCATTAGCGGTCGCCCCTGACGCTTATGAGGAATGAGTAATGGCTGGCTATTTTATCGGTATGAACTCCCCGTCAATTGGGTTCGGCGGCGGTGGTAACTTCTTTTCACAGTTGGGGCAGATTGGCCCTGCGTGGCAGAACACCCTCCTGCAAGGCTTGAATACGCAGAATGCGTTTAACGAGTTTCAGAACAAACAAATCGTTGACCCGTACAAGGTCAACGCGATTGCGTCCGCCTATGGTCTACAAGGACTGCAAAACCTGTTCGATTCCCGTGACGCGCAGCAGGCGTTGAACGCCCAAGCCGCGCAGATGTTTATGGCAAATATGCAGGACAACCTCCGCAGTTATCAGAACACCGGACAGAATGGTAAAGAGTTCGTGTTCGGCGAAGAACAAACCTTGTCCGCGACCCAACCAAAAGGGCTTCAAGTCCCATCACAAGCACAGCCTACGCTGCCTGCCCTGTATGGTGGCTACGCCGCGACTGCCCCACAGATAACTAACGCGCAGCGTGTTCCCGCGTATCAGCACCAGCATTTTGGTCTGACCTCGTACACTACGCCGCAGGGCTACACCGATGCACCTGTCACGGACATCGGTTATACGTTTACTGGCTTTTAATAGGGGGCTGATATGGCTGGAAATTTGACCATAGGATACCCAAGTTTGTATGGCGAGGGTGGACCGGTGCTTACCCACGACCCTGTACCGTATCGGACTAATGGGGGAGTGGGCGGGCCGTTGCTCATCCCCAACCGTGGTCCTTATCAGGATAGTGGGCTAGGGGGCGGACCACTGCTTATCCCCAATCGTGTACCTTATCAAGGTACGCCGCTGCGCAAGGGCGAGCTTCCGGAACTCATGCAATTCGGCGACACGTTGCGCGGGGGTTCTTTGTACCAACTGCCGCCGAACTACGTCGGCACACCAATCGCGCCGCCGAAGGCGGTCGCCCCGCCCGTAGCCGCAGCACAGCCGGCGGAGCAGGCGGTATCTGTCACCCAACCTCAACAGGTAGCTGCTCCGCAGTCCATCTTCTCGGTTGAGGCTCTGCCGCGTGTTGATGTACCTAAGCTGCGCCCGCAACAGAACGACATCCGTTTCATCGCCTCGCAGGGCGTTGATGCTTTGGACGGCGGCGACGCATCACTAGACTTCGGTCGCCGTTATGCGGCAGCCGCCGCAACAGGCGCAGTGCCTGTGGTAAGTAACGCTATGCTGGCTGCGATGAACCGCCAACACGCCCGCAACCAAGCCGCACTGTCCGCCGCAACTAAGGCGCAGGACGTGAACGATATGTACGCCGCGATGAATGACCCTAACCTACGCGCCCGCGCCTATGCCTTATCCAAAGCGAGTGGTATCTCGTTCGACCTTGCGATGAAGCAGGCAGTGCAGTCCAAGCTGATGGAGGGTGGCGATTACAACTTGGCAAACCGCTATGAGATGTCGCAAATCCTGCCCCAGTTGGACGCAGAACAGCAACGCCGTGTCACAGAGGCCATTAACACCGGCGGCTCGGCTACGCCGGTGCGCGGTCCAGATGGTGGGGACTTACAAATCAGTGGTATCAATTACGTCCACCCCACTGGCGAGGGTACTAATCTGTACACCACGGCCAACCACATTTTTGAAGGTACGCCGAACGCAGGCACGATGTATGGCGTGGTTAACGGCTCAAGCTCCCCGACCACGGCGGCGTTCAATCTGGTCGAGGCCGGTATGAAAAACAACGCCGCAGCCCAAGCGCAAATATCTAAGCAAATCGCCGACGAACGCGCACGGGTTGCAAAAGCCGAAGAGACGGCGTTGGCCCAGTTCAACAAAAATCTCGCCGTGCAAGCGCAGTTATTACGCGCCAACGCGAGTCAGCAGAACGCCGCAACCCGTGCGGCTACGGCAGGCAATAATAGCGACAGCCAACTGGCGAAGAACATGATAGCGACGTTGAAAGCGTTGCCTGACGGCGACCCACGCAAAGCGCAAATCATGGAAGCCTTGACCCAAATGTACCTAAGCCCAACCTCTCCGACGGAGTAGCCTATGGCAGCGTACACTTATGATTATGGTCTAGGGCTGGGCGCACCTATTCAGTCGGATAAGTTCCGTATCACGTCATGGGTAGGGCCTCGCGCCCGCTTCGCCACGTCGGGTGGACAGCACTCCAGCACCAGTCATGCGGGCGTGGATATTGCCACGCCTGTCGGCACGAACCTGCTCGCGCCTATGTCGGGCAGGGTAATCCATGTCGTCAACGTGAACGACGGCACGAACAAGCGCAACCAACGCGGGTACGGCAACCAAGTGGTAATCCAGCGCGACGACGGTGTTATAACACAACAATCGCATTTGTTCGATGTGAACGTCAAGGTCGGCGACCGTGTACAGCAGGGTCAGGTCATCGGGCGCACCGGCAACTCCGGTAGCTCGACAGGCCCACACTTGGACTACATCGTCATCAAGGATGGTATGGCTATGCGCCCAGACGGTACGGCGTACCGAGCGTATCAGAAGTCGTGGTTGCCAAAGGCAGGTACAATCGCTTCGCCTACCGTGCCGACAGGCGGCACTACGGGCTACGCTCAAGCCGCGCCAGTATTCTCCGCGCAGCCTACGCCAGTCGCTACACCCGACATCCCTGCGCCCGCCAAACCCGTTGCACAGCAAGACTTCTTCGCCGAGTTGGTAAAAGAGCAAGAGGCGGCCGACAAGATACTGTCTCTTACCGAGCCACGCGCGGGCGCAGTGGCTGTACCCAACGATGACTTCTACACTAACGTAGCACAAGCAGATTGGAATACCTATTATGGCTACCCGACAAGACCTAGAGCGTTATAGAGCCGACCCCTACGTTCAGCAGATGTTGACGCTGCTGTCCCGTACCGAGGGTACATACGACGCGAAGAACCCGTATGCCGTGTATGGTGGTAAGGTATCGAACCAGCTTACCAGTTTCGCCGACCACCCTCGCGCCGCAGGGAAGTGGAGTTTCCAAGATAACTCCGGCAAGTCGCAGGGGTCTACCGCCGCAGGCCGGTATCAGATTATCCAAAAGACGTGGGATGGTATCTCGCGCCAGTACGGGCTTAACGACTTCAGCCCCATGAACCAAGACCTCGCCGCCATCGGCTTGATGGTGAACAGCGGGGTCATGCCACTTATCCTCAAGGGCGACATACGCGGTGCAGCGTCTAAGCTGGGCAACGTGTGGGCGAGCCTGCCCTCAAGCCCCTACAACCAAGCGAAGCGCAGTGGTAAAGAGTTCGATAGAATGCTCGCTGCGACCACAGGTGTGACCGCGCCTGCCGAGTTGCCGTCTACGGCTGGGGCAGGTGGTCTGCCCGCCAAGGAAATCGCTACACCGAAGATACCGTCGCCTACTGCGCCAACCACGAGACAAGATTTCGTACTTGACCCTTTGAGCAAAGAGGAACTTGAGGCTATAATGGCCGAGAAACGCCCTACCCAGCCACGCATTAAAGACGACTTCTTCGTCAATGTGGCGAAGCCTAACTGGGCCGCCTATTACAATTAAGGATTAAAGATGCCATACAACGCCGGTGCATTATCATACTTGGACAACTTAGCCGCGATGACACAACAAGCCGCCCTAGACAACGAGGCGGCTCGTCAGCAGTTGGCACTTGAGCAGCAACAGTCACAGGCGCGTATCGCCGAGGCGCAGCAAGCGATGGAGGACGCGCTCGCCCAACAGCAGGCGGCGTATGCAGCCCAACAGCAACAAGCGCAGTTGCAGGCACAACAGCAGCAGGCAGCGGCATCCGCCGCTGCTATGTCCACCGGCAACAAGTGGGCTGACGAGTTCATCGCTTCCGCCGATAAGTTCAACTATGGTACACATAGTATCGACCCGAACGGCGCGACCCTATGGAATCGTAAAGTGTTGGATAACTGGCTTGACGCAAAAGCCAAAGAAGAGAACTGGAATGCCCTGCAAAAAGACCAAATTAAGAAACAGGTCAAAGACGCAGTGATTAAGGCCAGCTCCAACAAACATCTGTTTGATACAGAGGAACGCGGATTTTGGGGCGCGGTCGGCGATATTGGTAACTCGTTGGCCGACAGTGCCATTGGTGGACTCGCCGACCTCGCCAGTACACTTAACGTCGTGACGTACGAGGGTGCGAAGCGTATGGGCAAAGCAGGCTACACAGATGCTCTTGGCCTTATAAGTCTACCCTATGTTATGGAAAAAGTGTGGGAAGCCACAGGTCTCGGCGATGGTAAGATGAACTGGGACAAGCAGATTGATGACGCAGTTGTTGCCGCCCGTTCCGCTTGGGGCGACTTGAAGTCCGACTACTCTAAGGACGCTGCCCGCGCTCGCGCCGAAGCCAGCGGTGTGGCAGAGACCATGCTTGCACTTGGAGACAAGCCTTCTACGGCACTCGACGAACTCGCTTACGCACTGGGAACGGTGGTAGGTGCTAAGGGGTTGGGCCTTGCCGGTAGGGGGGCTGCTACCGTTGGTAAAGGTGTGGCTAAAGGGGCGGCGCGAACCACAAGTGAAGCTACGCTCGGTTTGGCCGATGATGTACTCCGCGCCGGTGGCGAACAACTTGGCCGCGCTGCGGGGGTATTGAAACCAGTTGCTGAACGCTTGAATCCGTCGCTGTTGGCTCGCACCGCTGCGATTGAGGGTTCGGGTAATGCGATGGACGTATTGCGCCAAGAGGGGGCATACAACGCAGACACAGCCCAATACACTGGCGACGCACTGGCTACGGCGGCTGCCACCGGTCTGCTGACTGGCGGTATCACTTATCTCGGCGGTAGGCTGTTCAACACCGTAGAGGGTACGGCAGCCCGCGCCTTGGGCGGTCGTGCTGCGGCAGGTAATACCACATTGAGCCAAACCCTGCTGTCAGGCAGTGGTCTCACTATTGAGCAGGCGTTGCGTACTGTTGCCGATGACATCGTGGCAGGCACAGTTTCAAAGGCTACCCGTGAGGTGCTTGGCGAAGCGACCGAGTTCCTGATGTCGCGCACTGCACAGTTAGTACCAAAAACAAGTAAGCTGTCTGCCGCGTTCAGTGGGGCGAAACAACTTACCAGCGGTATGCTCGGCGAGGGCCTAGAAGAGGGCTTGATTGGTATGATTTCAAGCGCGGCGACTCAAGGCTTGGGCAAAGATGGTACGTTCAATACCAACAACATCGACCTCAAAGAAGTGGTGCGCGCCGGTGCGAACGCCGCCACGCTCGGTGCAACCTTGGGTGTCGTGAGCGGTAGCGTTGAATCCGCAGGCAAGTACCGCGCGAACCGTGCGAACGTTGACCGTATTCTGCGGGATAACGAGCAGGCTGATTCCCATCTGCAAGATGCGCGGCAGATGTGGTATGACCTTGAGAACCCAGCGGGTGTTGCTCAACCAGCGCAAGCCCAGCCACAAGCCCAGCCACAAGCCCAGCCAACAGGCGACCCATTGCAACAGGCCCAAGCCCAAACGCAAGCGCAACCACAGGCTGCGCCGCTGGCACTGCCAAGCCCTAACCCTACACTGGCTATCCCCAGCAACATCGACCCACGCCTGCCTGATGATGTGTATCGTGAACTGGCGTTGCAGGCGTACAAAGAACGTGTGGCACAGGCCGATGCTGCTCGTGCCGACCGTGAGATGGCCGCCGAAGCGGATGCATCCAAACAACGTGCAATGGGCGACCGACTGGCTGATTACGCCAAAACCGAACAGGCTAAAGTTGCGCTCAATGAATTGCTCACACCTGAACAACGCGCCGAACGCGCGACTGCGGGTTTCCGTTTCGCCGACGATATTCTCAACCGCAGCGACATTTATGTTCCGCAAGGTGTCCGTGCGACCATCGAGTTGCTCGGTCAGTTGGAACGCGCCCAAGACCTGATTAAGCATGGTACGTTGGACAAGACTACCGAGCGGTCATTGTTGGACTCTGCCAGCCAGTTGTTGCGCTATGCCACACGCCAAGGCCGTCTCGAAGCGGCGCGTACTTGGGTGGATAAGAACCTGTTGAAGATTAAGACACCGCCACCGGCGCAGCCTGCCCCTACCGATGGTACGACCAAAGTCGTTAGCAATATCCGCTCAACCAAGACTGTACTCGAACAGAATGGTATTGCAGGTGCTGCCGGTAAAGACGTGATGCGCTTGATGAAAGACGTGAAGTCAACCAACGCGCGTGTGGAAGTGAATAATTTTATTGACGCATTCACGAGTGACGAACCTACCGATGTGGGCTACTACCGCGACCGCGCTGTCGCCAGCCTGACCGATATGTATGTGAAGCAGGGGCAAGACCAAGCCACTGCGGAAGCGTCCGCGCAGCAGTTGGTCGATGACTTGGAAGCCACGTTGTCTGATGGTGTTGAATCTCGTGCAGCAACCCAAGCCGTCCATGATACGGCCCGCGCTATGCAGAAGCACGGCGCGCCGATAGAGTGGCAAGATAACCTGAACCTGCTAGGGAAGCAAGGACTTGACGTTGACGCTATGGACTTCCGCAACCAGCTGGGCGAAGAGGGTATGCAGACCGAATGGGATACGCTGTCCGACGCGGAAAAACACTTCGCCATCGAACAGCAGACCATCGCTCGTGGTACGAACGCCTTGCGTAACGCTTTCGGCGACGACATCGCTTGGAGCGTGGTATGGGTATCCCCTCGCAGTCAGAGCCTGCACAACCGCAACGCTCGTGCCTATGTAGTTGATGGCGACCCTAATACCATTTACGTTGTTGCCCACCCGCACATGACTAACCAACAGTTCGTGTACGCCGTAGCCCATGAGATGCTGCACCAAGGTGTCGATGTGAACCTGCGTGGTAAAGTGCTGCGCGGTGCGGACTACAATCAACACATGGACCGATTGGCGGAGAACCCGTTTGTACAAGCACTGATGGCGCGTATCGGCGAGCGATACGGCAACATCGACAAGCAGTCTATGGTAGAGGAAGCCCTCGCCGAGATTCACGCTGCGCGTACAACGAAAGACGGTTGGAACGTTCTGCGTAACGAGTGGGGCTTGGATATGGACATCCCTGCCGCCCTGCGCTCTACCAACTCAAGCAGCTTGGTCTCCCGTGTAATCAGCTACCTGAAGCAAATCGTGTCCCGCATGACAGGCAAGTTCCGTAAGGCAAGCGACAGCGCGGTGGCAGACTTCCTGAAAGTGGTAACAGCCCGCCGTCCGAACGACACCGCAGGTATCCGTACACCCGACCAAGTGCGTGAGTACCGTCAACGCATGAGCTTTGAAGCGGCGCAGGCGCGTAGCGATTATTACCATAGCCAAGCGCGTTCCATCTATCCTGACTTCGACGCGCTAGACAGTAACACTAAGGCCAACATCCTGTCGCAGTTGGCGGCGGGCGACGAGCAGGCACAGACCGAACTGGGCTTGCAAATCCGTAATTCCCTGCTGCCGGTCAACGACCCATGGAAAGACCCTAAGTGGCGAGCGCAACAACAGGCCGCAGAGCACGCGCAGAAAGTAGCCGCAGCGCAGCAGGCAGCCAACCAAGTACCGCCTGCAAGCAACCCACAGGGACAGGCTGATTATGTGCGCCGTACCGTGCGTCAAATCCGTATCTACCCGTCACGCGCGAACACCAGCTACTACAACGCCTCTGACTTGGATGCGTATGTTGGTATCATCTCGCAAGTCCGTAAGGGCGACGAATACTTCGTTCGCGTAGAGATGAACGACGACGCAACAGGGGCGAAAGGTATCATTTACGAAGAACCTGTCACTGGCGACATCGACCTCGATATGCACAACGCATGGGAAGCGTTGGTGCAACAGTACCCGAACGCGCACTACGAGCGACGCGAGGGCAGCACATACAGCACCGAGGCGAACCGCGCCCTGACACCTGAAGAGTTGGTGGTATTGAACCGCGCCCAACAGATGGGGCTGTCCTCTCCGTCCCTGCGCCGTTGGACTAACTGGCTGCGCGAGAAGCTGCCTGCCAACTATGTACCAATCTTGGATAAGTTCCTCGATATAGTAGAGATGGCGCGTACACACTGGGTAAGTATTTATACCCCCTTCATAGCTGTGGAACAGATGTACGCCGACGCTACCGGCAAGCAGACCAACATCATCATACGCCTGCTGCGCGATAAGAGTGAGGCAGGCGCGTTCCTGCACCGTAACTTCAATAGTACCAACCCTAAACAGCAGTCGCTGCGTGACCGCACCGAGCGGCTGCGTCAGACCATCATCGACAGCGGCATCTCGCAAGAGAAAGTGAACCGTATCCTGCACGGCTTGGAAGAGCGTGTCCGCTCCGACGTGCTGTTGAACAGCGACGAGTCGCTCGGCCACTGGAAGGAAGTGAATGGTAATCGTGTGTTGTTCGACCCAGCCACAGGCCGTCCGCGTTACACCGTGACCGGCTACCGCTTCCAAGACCTCGACACCACCGACCCGAACGCTGGTACTTATGACCTGCGTGGTATCCGCTTGGCGCAGGCATTGGCAAACCTGACGGTAGAAGAGCGCAACAAGATTGGCTCGATTGTGGCTGAAGTGGCCGAGACCAACCGCATTGTGAACAAGCTGAAACACGAGCGTGGCGTGTTGACCGACAAGGACTACTACGAGCGCGTCAAACGTGGTAAGAGTTATTTGGACTTGGTGTTCCCCGAACTGGCGGCACAAGGCGTTGATTTCGGCGGGTTCTTCGTAACCATGCGTGATGATGACAGCAGTGCGTACTCTAAGGCCCATGCGCTTGGTCGTGCCAGCGCGGTAGAGAACGTGTTGGGTAACACCGCTAAGTTATGGGAGGCAGAGGTTAAGACCGCATTTACCAATAACGAGTTGTCGCAGTTCGCATTGATGGTAATGAGTATGCCGAACAAGCATTTCGTCATCGACCCTGTATCCCCACGCAACAACTTCGACGACCCTGATAACGTGCTGGACTGGGAAACCAGTCACAAGGGCGAGCAGGACAGTATCATGATTTATATCAACGGTACTCCGGTACGCCTCGTGGCTAAGTCGAAAGCCGCAGCCAAGGCGTTGCGCCAAGAGCAACCACACGCAGCAGTGGCGAAGATTGGTAGTATCAACCACTACTTCAACCAGTTCAAGACCTCGTTGAACCCTGCGTACCCCGTGTTCGGCCTCATGCGCGACATCATGACCGGTTACCTGAATATCAGCGGCGCAATCGGCGAACAGTACGTTGACAGCAAGTCAGCCCCTGCTGTTGGTATGAAGTCCATCGGCTACGCGCTGAAGTACCTGTTCTCGCCCGACAACCACAATCTGTTCCTCGGTACGGCTCGCGGTCAGTACACTGACCCTTGGCAGTTGGCATACCAACGTCTAGGCGCTGGTATGCAGTTCGGCGACAACCTTAACACGGATGCGTTCGCTACCAACCCTCTGACCGGCAGACTGCCGCAGCAGGCGGACCTGTTGCGTACCGGCGTGAGCAAGGCTCGTGGTATTACTGCGCGTGTTGCAGAGACCATCGCCTACCCACCGGAGACCGCTATGCGCCTCGGCGCGTTCCGTGCATATGTCGAACACGTCTTCGGCCCACAACCGAGCAACGTGACGGCAGAGCAGTTGGTTGACCTGTTCGACCAAGCCAAGAACCCGACCAACGCGGACAAGGCTGCCGCCATCATCATGGGTACGAAGAACCTGACCAGTAACTTCCAACAGCACGGCGCGGACAACATGGTTCGCCACATGTTCTCGTTCCACAACGCCGTCATGCAAGGTACGTTCTCAACCCTGCCGCAAATCCTCTCGACCAAGCATGGTCGCAACAGCATGGCACTGATGGGTATCGGTATGCTCATGTCAGCCGTAGCCAACGTGGGCGGCGAGGATGACGACGAGTTCGGCAACAGTAAGTATTACCAAATCGCCAACCGCAACCGCACAGTGAAGCTGGGCGACGTGCAAATCCCTATCCCTGATGAGATGGGCTGGTTCAAACTGCTGATTGATAACTCGGTCGGTGTGGCTATGGGTAAGCGCAACATCATCGACGCAGCGACCGAACAGGTAGGTGGTATGGTTGATATGACCACCGCCCAACACTGGGGCAACACTGATAACGCCGTGGCAAATGCGATGTTCTTCGCCGCCCCTGCGTTCGCCCAGCCCGCCGTGGCATTGACTACCGGCAAAGACATCTTCGGTCGTGACCTGAAGTCGGAATACGCCTACGACGAGAACGGCAAGCGTATCCAGTTCGCAGCCGACGTTGAGCGTACCACCTACCGTGCGTCAAGCACTGGTACTGATATTGCAGAGATGCTGTATGGGGCGACCGGCGGCGCGGTCGATATGACCGGCGACGAGATTGATGTGCTGGGGCAGGGCTACCTAGGAGGTCTGTACCGCTCCGTGACCCGTGGTATCGATGCAGGTGCCGACCGAGATATGGGTATAGCCGACATCGTTGGCAGCGAGCTGTTCCGCTCTACCAAGCCTATCCATATCGACGGTCAGTCAGAGGAAGCATGGCAGAAGATGGGCGAGAAGCTGCACGTCAGCACACGCCACGCGGGTGGCACACTCGACATCCTCAACGCCGACATCGACCAGTCCGTGACGGAAGCGCAGCGTATCTACGCCGAGGCGGATAAGAAGATGCGGGCGGCCAAGAGTGATATGGGCTACTCCTACAAGCAGTTGAATGATATGATTAGGCAAGCCGAAGCCGAGGGGCGTTACCAAGACGTTCGGGATTATCGGGCCGATATGCGTACTATCCGTACCAATAAGGCGGCGATTCGCGCCGAGGCTATCACTGAGTTGAACTTGCTCGGTACTAAATAGGAGGGGGATATGGAACAAGTCAAATGGTACAAACGCTTGCTCTGTGGTTACAACATTCTAGGCGATTTTGCCGATTTTATATGTCGGGGGACGGAGACGCAGTACGACCTGACCATGGCTGATATTCGTAACAAGAAGGTCAGTATGCGTTGTTGGTGCTGTACTTTTTGGCGCGGGGTTATTGCCGGCGCGGTTGTGTCAGCTTTGGTAACGGGAGCGATTCATGCAGCAATTCACTTATAGGCGGCCCGTTCCGCGACCTATCCGCAGCACGGCGAACTGGGTGTTCTTCACACGCACACGCGGGGTGGAGTTGGTTAATACCATGTTCCTCCTATCCGCCTGTGCAGCACTAGTCTCAACCAAATACACCATTGTCAAGATGCCGATGGTGTATAATGCGGGTACGCTGCATCTGACTGCCCTGCTCTACGCGCTCGCCGGTCTCGCTGCGTTGCAGTTTGCCGGTATGTTCTGCGATGGGGCTTGCCGATACCGCTGGGTGTCGGCACTGGTATTATCCATATCCTCTGCTATTTGGGCGTGGTTCGCGATTATCACATACCACAGTGCGGCATGGCTAACCAGTATCGGCGTACATAAACAGGCGTTGTTCGCCTACACTATCATGTGTGTTATTTGCTGGCTCGCCGCTGATTATATTAGGCAGGACATTACGGAATAGCTCACGTTACTAAGGGGAAGCACGATGCAGGAGTTGCTGACCCCGCTAAACTTGGCTGTATTTGGGGGATTGGTTGGTGGTCTGCGTACTGCGGCAAAGTCGGAAGACTGGTGGTTTCTACGTTTGACCGATGTGCTTATCGGAGCGATGGTGGCTGCCAGTGCAAGCCAGTATGTTCCTGCTGATTCCCCTTTGAGTGCATTGCTTATCGGGGTAGTCGTTGGACGTTCGGCTGGGTACGCTGTCGATGTGGTTTATAACCTAGTACCCCAACTGATTCCTATGTTTATTCAGTTTTTACAAACACTTAACAGTACGAAAGGGGACAAATGACAGGTTTCACTTTAGGCAAAACGTCGCTCGCCAAGCTGGAGGGCGTACATCCCGATATGGTAAAAGTCGTCAAACTGGCGATTACATATACCACGCAAGACTTCAGTGTCCATGAGGGGCTGCGTACCAAGCAACGGCAAGCGAACTTGGTTAAGACCGGCGCGAGCCGTACCATGAACAGCAAGCATATTCAGCAGTCTGACGGGTACGGCCATGCTGTCGACCTTATCCCGTGGGGCGACTTCGATGGTAATGGTACTAAAGAAATATCATGGGCTTGGGCGCACTTTTACCATATCGCCGAGGCCATGCGCAAGGCGGCTAAGGAGCTGGGTATCCGTGTGCGTTGGGGTGGTTGCTGGTGTGCGTTGAACGATACAACCGCACCTGCTACCAAGCTGGTAGAGAATTATGTGGCTGCGCGTAAACGTCAAGGCAAGTCGGCGTTTATCGACGGCCCGCACTTCGAGTTAGAGGGTTGATATGAAGAGAATTTCATGGGTGCGCGGTGCGCGGTACTGGTATAGAATGTGGTCTGTTTGGGCTATGGTCTTGCTGGGTCTGTATCCGTACCTCGTTGAGAACCAATCCATACTGGGCGAGTACATACCTGATAAGTACCGACCATTGTTCGGGCTGCTGTTGTGCCTGTTGGGTGTGATTACCCGCTTGGTACAGCAGAAGCGGCTTACGGATACTGTAAATAGTGAGGAGCAATCATGAGTTGTGGACCTGATACCACTATGCTGCGCCTTATCGTGCAGGACGTAGTGAGCCAACTGCTCAAAGATGGTACTCTGCAAGGCGGGTTGCTGGACTGCAATGACAAGCCGATGCCCGCGCGGCGTAAGATTCCCCAGTGCGAAGCCATCACGGATACCACCGTCACAAAGTTCGCGCTTGTTGGCCGCACACTGAAGCTCACGCTGTCTGACAAGACGGAGTTCGCGGTCGAGCTACCTGAAGTGCCTAAGCCGAAGTTGCCGAAAGTATCTGCGAAGCACTATCATGCTACTGCGCTGTTGGTGTTCGAGACCAACGAGTGTGGTACGGCACAACAAGCGGCGGTGGGCTACCATCCTAACGACGTGCGTGACCCTGATGCCACAGTGCCTTATTTCGATAAGGACGGCTCTGTCTTGGCTTGGCTGTACCCTGCGTCGGCCTCCGAGCATAGTGTGCCGGTGTACCGCGATGGCGCAGTGGTAGGTTACGGTATGGGTGCAGGGGCGGTAACGTACCTGTCGTACACTACCGACGAGACAGAGGGTACTAACCAAGGCGGTGGTACTGGCTGTGACTGTCCTAAGCTGATTGGCTTGGGTAATCAAGAAATTAACTAGGAGACAATTTATGGGATACCATCGTATCTTGGGTTGCAACGCAGGTTGTTGCGACACACCCGTGGCGTTGGCCTCTGTTACCCGTAGCGGTGCGGTGTTGAACTTCGCCAATACTAAGGGCGAACAGACCGCCATCGACCTGACCGAGCTTCTACCTAACCTGAACGCTTTGGTCTCTGTCAGCCGCTCTGGTACTACTTTGACCTTTACGGACAACAATGGCAAGCGTACCGCTATCGACTTGGCGGAGATTATTCCGACATTCGACGGCGTGACCGACGTGGCAGGCACTGCCCTCGGCATCCGCGTTACCATGAGTAACGGTCAGTCTAAGGACATCGACCTGTCCAAGCTGTACACCGCTCCGGTTGCGTTGAAGTCCGTAGCACGTAACGGCACTACCCTGACGTTCACTGACACCACTGGTAAGACCAGTTCCGTTGAGCTGCCCGCAGCACCTGAAGTGCCGGTAGCCCTCAAATCAGCAGCACGTAACGGCACTACCCTGACGTTCACTGACACCGCTGGCAAGGCCCACACTGTCGAGCTGGATGCCGTACCTGAAGTGCCTGTTGCGTACAAGGACGCGAAGCTGAACGGCTCTACCCTGCGCTTCACCGACACCGCAGGTGCTAACCACGACGTGAACTTAGCGAGCCTGATTCCCGCCAGCAAAGCCGACCGCTTCCTGTCCAACGTGCAGTATGACACCAAGGCTAAGAAGTTGACGTTCACTACCTCCGCCACCGGCGAAGCCGACTCAACGTTCGAAGTAAATATCGCCGACCTGCTGCCGGTAGCTGTTGGCGACGGCCTGCGCGGCGACGGTACTGCGGCCAATCCGCTTCGCGTTGACGCGACCGACCTGAATGGCGCGGGTTTGAAAGCGGTTGATAATAACCTCGCCGTTGACTACGACCCTGCCACTATGGAACTGAAGAACGGCAAACTGGCGGCCAAACCGCCAGTAGTACCAACAGTAGGCCATCGCCTATTGGCGAACGACGGCACAACCGTCTTAGGTAATTTGGTTAACCAATAAATGAGGATTTAGACCATGTCTGATTACATCATCATTCAGAAGTCGGACTTAGCGGCTGATTCGTTCAAGAACGACAACACCAATGGTAAAGGCGGAATCAAAATCGCTGTCTCCCCCGACAAAGGCAACTTGCTGCAACATCGCAAGAACGGTATCTACTACGGTGTCGAAGCTCCTGCCGACACCTCTAACCTGTATGTATCAACTTCACAAGGCGACGACAGCAACACCGGCACGAAGAACGCCCCGTTGCGTACTATCCGCGAAGCCCTACGCCGTAACTCTGCAAACCAAAAGTTCACTATCAATTTGAAAGAGGACGAGACGTTCGAGTGGCGCAGTTCATGGGGCGACTTCGGTAATTACGCATTCGCCGTCCAGCCTTATGGCCCGCAATGGGATAATATTCGCGCAAATAATGCACCAAACACTGTTCAGTATTTACGCTCCAATAATGGCTTGCGTCCTACCATTAAGTTTATCGTAGATGCCACATTTCAGGTAGGAGGTACTACCCACGCGTTGGTACGCACGGTGTCATACGCCACACAGACCACAGGGCAATACCCGATTACCTTCAATTATTGTGCTTTGGACTGGTCGGAGCGACCCTCTACTGACCCGAACTCCTTTATTGGTAACGCATGGTTCGGTAGTCACGCCTCCGGTATGTATATGCAACTCGTCGGCTGTATCTTGAAAGCTAGTGCGGTATCTCCGTTGGTCGCCGCCGGTAGCCCTAGTTGGTTGCGCGCGGATGCCTGTGCGCTGGATACCTCTGTCGGAAACAAGGTTATTAACATCCACTCTACTGGTGCTTTATCGTTCGCTCTGACCTCTACCAGCCAGCGCGAGGGCGATGCTATCCAATACAGTAAGGGGCTGACTTTCATGGGCACTAGCTCTGTTGAGGAATGGAAAGCCGTGATTGAGGGCAACCGTGGCGTAACGACAGGCAACATCACAACCAACCAACCATCGTTAGGAGCATAATATGAAACCGAACAGATATGGCATCGTGTATGCCGATGGTGCGCCAAGCGGTGCGATTGAGGGTGCAACAGGGTATGTAGACGAGACTACCGATTCCCTGTATGTATGGCTCGATGATGTGGGGGCATGGGAACTTCGTTTCGTAGCCGGCGAACCGGTCTACCCAGATGGTTCGCCTATCGACTACGAATTGCTCTAAGTAGCTCCGCCCCCATATTAACTATGGGGGCGGTATATTGAATTGGAGATGGTATGAAAATTATTCGACCGGAAGACTTGCATGATGACGACTTCCTTATCGAGCGTAATAAGGTGCGTGTGAAGAAAGAGCTGAAGAAGTACAACCTGACCTACGAGAACGCCGCACGTTTTGCAGACAACATCGGCAACACCAACGACGCGACTAACCGTCTGTATTTGCAAGTGCTGGACGGTATGGGTAAGATACACATCGACGGTAAGCTGCGTGCCCCAATCAGTAACGGGGTCCTCGCCCGACTGCCGAAAGATGCGCCCGTACCACTTAGTCTGATTGAGGCTGGTGTGTACGTCGGCGAGACGTTCGGTTCGATATGGGTTAACGGTAATACACGTGAGGTGTATACCAATGGTCTGCCGGTCGGTAAGCGTATCGTCGTGGACTTAGTAGGCTTCTTCGTCTAATCATTAGACGTTATTAACCACCTGTAAACTAAAAGGAAATTGAATCATGGCAAGAATTGTAACTGAAAACGACATCGGCAAAGGCTTGGCGATTGAGGCCAACAAGCTGGTTGCCAAAGTATCCGCTGCTGCCGGTAACGCTATCCAAGCGACTGAAGAGGGTCTGTTCGTAGCCACTCCTGCTGCGCCTGCCGTTGACGTACACTTGGCTGGTGCTGAGTATGAAGCTGCCACCAAGACTTTGAAACTGAAGCTGTCTGACGACACTACTGTTGAAGCTCCGTTGGCTGAACTGTTGACTAAGGACGCTTTGAATGGCGTACTGCGTGGCGAAGAAATACAATCGCTCGCTGGGCTTACGATTGGTTACTTGATGAAAGCTGATTAAGCATAACCCGATAGAGAAAGCCCCTACATCATAGGGGCTTTTGTTTTTATCCCATCAACGCGCGTAAGCGACTGATGGACTCATAAACACGGTATGACTTCGGCGGCTCTCCCTCGTTCTGCACCATTACGGTGCAGCCTTTGGTTTCCGCTTGGACGAGCCGGATTGCGGCAATATCGACCTCGACCGTTCCTCCGGCAATGAGATTCAGGGTAATTGTCTTCATATTAAGTTTTCCAGTTTCTCTACGATGGTTTCCAAAATACCTGCGTACAATACCATATCTGCTGCCACGTCCTCAGGGTCTTTCGACAGGTCGAACCGCGACAGCTCTTCCTCGCCCTCGTAGTACACCGTCAGGTTGTGGTTGCTGGTACAGACCTGTACTTCCAAGCCGACATCCAACTCGATGTCCACTGCGGTACATATGGTGTTCTCGCCGAGCGCAGCGGCCAGTGCTTCGGGATTAACGACAACACCGTTCGCCGACACACCCAGTCCCTTGTTCACGAACTTACGACGCTCGCCCAAGCTGTAACCCTCACAATCATGCTCGCCGAATTTAGCCGCTTCAAGGATACAACTGATAGGGTAGTTCAGCAACGTGGTCTTGCGCTTGCCATCGCCATCTACCAGTGGCAGCAACTCAAGCATCTTCTTGTCAGTCAGACCGAAGCCTGCAATGTATACGCTTTCCGGACGGTGCTTGGCGCGGAACAACAGGAAATTGTAATGGTAATACGAGATGGGGGTACGGGCCTTGACGTTACCCAACGCAATCTCTGCAAGCTCATTGAACGGCGTATCCCGTGTGTCCGCTTCTTGCAAGCGTTCGACTTCCGCCATCACTGCACCTTTAGGCAGGACGTGCTTGCCGACACGCAGTCGGATGCCATACTGGTTGCTTTGCGCCAAGCCGTGTGTGATACCACAGACACCGGCGAAATCTTTAATCAAAGGGTCATCGGCGGAGATACGCAGCACATCGGTCAGAACCACAGGCTCGTCATAGTCCAAGCGGACGATAGAGGTGGTAAATTTATTCATGGTTACACCTTAAACACAGTGGTTGGTAACACGCAGTCGGGGTTGACGACAGGCACACGGCCCACGCCGAAGCGGATGTCGACGGAGGAGTTGACCTCCGCGACGTTCTTGATGATTTGCGCCGCCGATATATGTGGGGCAACATGATTGATAGCCAGTGCAGAGCAGGTGGCGAAGTCCGCACCCTCGCATACCATATCGGAATGCTCACGCACCCACACGCCGTTGCCTGTGGCATGGTCGAAGCAGTTGAACGTGAACACTTTGATTGGGTTGTCAGCGTCCGGCGCGTCAGGGGCTATCACTGCGATACCCGCCGCGTTCATATCAGGGTACTCGCCGAGTAACGATGTAGGGGTCTCGATGCGCTTGACCACTTCATGCCAGTGGCGTTCGATGGCATCAATATTGCCGCTATACCCGATGGTTAGGGTACAGTCTCCACCACGCGCGATACGAATCTTGCGGGCAGACTCACGACTGTCGTTGCGAGTGCAGCCGTTGTCCGCTGCAAGCTCGCCGTCTTTATACACGATAAGTGTCATTATGGTTCTCCTGTGGTTATGGGTACTGCCCACACTTTCTGTGGGTCAGTGGTTACTGCATGGGCGGTGTTCGCCAACATACGTTTCTCTTGCTTGGGCTTACCTCCACGCTTAATGAGCTGGTACTCGAAGTCCGCCAACACGACACGCCGCTGGGCGCACCACGACTTGATAAGCCACGGGTTGATATAGACCATGCCGTTGGCAGGCTCGGTGCGGATGTACACGCTCTTGCGCGGCATCTCGGCCACGGTCAGTGTGAAGTCGTCCTCCATCGCCGCGCCTATCACGAGGGTGTGGTCGGAGTTGTCCACGAAGAACTGCGCCAAGTAGTCCTGCTGGTCTAGCACACGGTAGCCGACACGGGCGCGTAGCTGCCCCAACAGCTCTCCGGTATACGCAACGATAGCTGACGGCTCGAACGGCAACAGGCCAAGCTGGTCGCCGATGACAGCCCCGACACAACCTGATACCAAGTGGTTGACCCAGTAGCGTTCCTCATTCGTCACGTTGTGCTGCTTGATGAAATAGGACAACATGTTGTCCCATAGCCGCCGCGCGGTCTCGTCGTTGTTCACAAGCCACTCGATAAGGCGGTAGCCTGCCACACCCTTGATGGTATGCAGTTGTTGTGCAAGTCGTCGGGCGTGGTCGCTGTCGCGCAGGTAGTCCAGTTCGGGGATATTGATTTCCGTGATACGGCGGGTAGGGCCGTCGGCTACGTCGCGTCCTTGCGATACCATATCATACAGGCTGGTGTTGGCGGTGGCATAAAAGAACGTGCGCCATGTGTTGCGGTTGCCTCGGATGTCGTTGTCGCTGCCTTGAGCGCGTTCCTTGTCGCCGAGACGGGTACTGTCATAAACCATATTCACGATTTCTTCAGGTGTCATCTCGGTTACTTCGTCGCGCAGCAGCGGCAGACTGTTGAGGTAGCCCAAGTTAGTCATCAAACCGGCAATGGTCGTACCATCCTTACTACTGAACGTAACAGCCGACGGGTCGCCGAACACACGCAGCGCAGTCTGACAGGTAAACGTCTTACCACGACCTGAACCGGAGGAGCTTAAGCTGATAATGCCACCTGCATGGCTCTCCAGCGCGTATTTGGAACTGAACGGCGCACCGAGCGCGGAAGCGATAACGAACTGGTTGGCAACTGCCTGTTTGCTACCGTACATCTCTGCAAGGATAGAACGCCACAGGCTTAGTTGCGCGTCGGCGGCATCGCCGGTCATGGACGGTTTGAACGCCTTAGCATGTTTACGCGCTACCTCCCTGTCGCCCAACGGCGCAGGCCGTGTGCCGGTGCGTGTGATAACCACATCGCCGAGTACGAAGTCCTTACCGTCTTCCTGCCAACCCATCTGCGATACCGCCGTCACAGCCGCGCGAGAGTTAATCATCTTGGTGCGGGAACGGTTGAAAAAGCTCATAAGTTGTTTCCATTGCTCTGTACCATCAATCGGCAAACCTGCGCCTGTGATGGTATCTTTGAACTCTTTTTGCGAATTGATGTTGGTGTTGTCCAGTTGGAACTCGACCACGCCGTCGTGCGGCGAGTGGTAACGGCACAGGTATAGCTGCTTGTTGCTGCCATCGCGGACGCGCTCGAAGATGTAGGTGTCTTGACGACAGACCTCGAACGCCACCACCTCATCCTTAGACTTCTTACCATCCGGCCCGATTTTCGGAATGTCGGTGTACACACCGCCGTCCTGCCCGCGATAGAAACCCCACGGCAGTTCCGGTACAAGGAACGTATCGGTCTGCGTGTGGTCTGAACTGACAGGCGTGATGACGATGGTCGGACGGTTCTGCGGCTCGTAGCCCAACACGATAGGGTTGGTAATCTTGCCGTAGTGCGGGCAGCTTTTGCACAGGTCGGGGTTGTGGGCCTCGAAGCTGGCGCAACTGCGTGGGCCTTTGGCTTGTGCTGCTTTCGCCTCTGTCTCGCCACGCGTGTAGCTTGGGTGCAGGTGGCTTAACTTGTGTATCCATTCCTCACGGTCGGTCACACAGAACTGTGCCACGGACAACGCGCCGAACCATGTCGGCTCGTCAGCGTCCTGCTGGTTCTCGTAGGCCCATAACAACTGGGCGCAGCCTGTGCGCTCGTACTTCTGCCTGTCGATAATCTTGCCGAAGCTGGCAGGCTTGTACTCTGCGAAGCCATCCATTGAGGACGACATACCGGCTGGCATAGCCGTAGGCGGAGCACCGAGACCGGCAAGCGGGTTGTACGTTTGTTGCATACCACGCAGTGTGTTCGCAACAGGAAGCGCGGAGAACTGCGACAGCAGTTGCTGTTTGGTAAACAGATTCCCCACGCTCAATATGGCAACAGGCTTACCGGATTTGAAATGCACCGTACCAACTGGTCTCAATACGCTCGCCGTGTCCGTCGTGCGTGAGCTATCCACGCGCAGGCCGACCGACTTGCAATACTGTCCCAGCTTATCCGCAGCAGGCAACCACTCGGCAGGGGCGATGTCCTCGGTTGCACACCAGTACACATGAAGCCCCTCGCCGCTTGTTACCACATAGGTCGGTTTGGGAAGTACGCCTTTGGCTATCTCGTCGTTCAACGCTTCCAGTGCCGCCGCCTGTGTTGGGTACACAGTGTCGCCATGCTTGGCGTACTTGGCAGCACCTGCGTCGATGTCCAACCAAAACGAGCGCAACGCCAGCACGTTGGTCTGTGCGCGGAAGCCTTTGCCATCTGCCGGTACTTGCGCGTAGCTCGCCAAGCCGAAGTAGGTCTCGACGGCGCGTTGCTGAAGGCCCTGAATGAATTGGTCTGTGGCTTGTGCGATACTAAACTGTATCGGGTTATTGCGCGCCCACGTCCGACTGGGGTCGTCCTGACGCGGGTGGATTTCCGTAATGCAGTTCCAACCGTTAGGGCTGACAACTGTTTGTAAAAATTGGTGGTACATTTTCCGCTCCCGCCGCGAGAGCGGTTACGCGCCCTCTACAATTTGCTGTTGCTGTTGCGCTTGAAACCAAGCGTAAAAATTCTGCCAGTCTATCGCATCCATACCGACTTTTAAAATACCGGCAAACGCCTTACGGTCGGAACACGGCAAAACGCCGTTGTTAAACAAATGGATAAGTGCGGCAGTTACTTTCTTGATGGCTTCGATGGATTCGTCTTCGAGGCGAACACTACCACCGTGAACGATTTTGGTAGCCACTTGCTGTGATACGCCGACGTGTTGATTCCACACGCTCATTGGGGCTTGTGTGTACCAAGTCCACTTCGCGAACTCGCGTTGCCATGCAGGAAGCGTCTCGTCGGTAATACATTCGTAGGTCTTGGCTTCGACTTGTGTGAAGCGGGCTGGCTCGCGGTTGTCGGTCAGTGGGGCGAGCAGATGTTGTTTTTCAGACATGGTAGATTCCTTATCTAAGTAGGGGGCTTGCGCCCCCTGTTGGGTTAATGGCCTTGAATAATCGCAGCGGATTGTTGTATCAGTTGGGCTATGGACTCTGCGGACGGTTGCGCTGGGATAGCGGTGTTACCACTTAAGAAGTTCGCAGCAGCTTCGGCTGGGGCGGCTGGTGCAGCAGGTGTTTGTACCACTTGTTGTGCAGGTATAACTGGGGCTTGCGGTACGACCGGAGCGGCAGGAGCGGCAGGAGCGGCAGG